AAGTGTAATGCAAATCTGGAAGTGGCTTGTGATCCTTGCTCTGCTGTTTTTGATCACGTACAATCCGAGTACGCGTACTATGGCGAAATATTTTGATGAGTCTACAGTAGAGACGGAGAATGTCTACATCTCCGCAAGGCCCTCGCGAGAGGCACAAAGCGATAGCGGTCCCGGTGACGATGATCGGTGACCGCCCCCATATGCTCATCGTCCATGATCGGCGGTACAAGGAGTGGACGTTTGTCACAGGCGGGTGTCGCCGACGCGAGGTATACAATCCCTTACGGTGTGCCATCCGTGAACTTCACGAAGAGACCAGGGGAATCATCGATGTCAAGAGTGGGTCGTACACGTACTTTCGATTCACGACCAACTATAAAGGTCCAGGGGATACCGAGGCTGACGCCGACACCGTGAGTGTCTACCACGTCTACATCCTCGATCTCCCCACGACCGCCATCGAACAAAAGTATATGATCCAGCGTTTCAACGAGGAGAAGAACAAGATGGAAACGTCACAGGTTCCATTCAAAAAGAACCACGACGAAAACACGGCGATGATTTGGGATACGCTTGAAGGTATCTCATCACGTAAGGATCTATGGATTCTCATCAGGGAGTGTATTCTCAACAATCCAGATTTTCCAAAGGCGCTCCATGCGTCCCAGAAAACGGCATTTTATCTTCGGTCCTAGAAGGAAATGACCAAACCAAAACGCGCATTTGCTGAGATGCTTGTGGCTGCACAAGGATCCGGCAGCGTCGATGATATCTGTGAGCAAATGAGCCTCATGGATATCATATACGAAATGAAACGTCTCGAGAAGGAGGAGGAGCAAGCACCACCCGAGCCCGAGCCCGTCGCAGCACCCGAGCCAGCACCAGCACCGGAGCCCGTCGCAGCACCGGAGCCAGAACACGTAACGCCGCCTGAGCCGGTACATCGTGTGTTCCGACCGAGCTTTTGGAGTCGACTTGCATCCGAAGAAGAGGAAGATTAAAATCTTCTCAGCCCATGTCAAGATGAAGGATGCAGTGAAGCTCGTCGCCGGGCTTGTCGCTCTCTACGTTGCGTTGACGTGGTCATACTCTGGCTATACCCCCCAGTCCAAGATGGAGGACAGTGTCGCCGATCGGTCTCTCAAGACCCCCTATGCACGCCCTTAGAAGAATAGTGCCGTATAATAACATGTCTCTCGTGCTCACAAAGCCACCTCGATTTGCGCCGGACAAGACTCGCGACGCAAATCGACGTGTGTATACGCTTCACTCGAAGCAGAATGATGTTTTCGCATGGCGTCTCGACGACCAGAGCGTCAAGATGGCGACGGTTGCGTTTCGCCGTAAGAATGATGCGTCGCTTATGGCGTATATGATTGAGCGTCATGTCAAACAGGAGAACAAGTGGCCGGATGTTCGCATGGTTGATAATGCATTCAGTATTTTTGGTGGGCATATAGATCGAAGCGAAATAAATAGTCTCATCGAAATTCGCCAATGGACCATGGATCCGCTCCAGGTGTTTTGCATTGACGCATATCTCGATCTCATCGTGCTCAATGAGGTTCGTCAGGGGGAGAACAAATATAAGCTGTCTGGCGAGATTCTCAAGTTGAGCATCCCGGGGGAGATGTATGCGCTCAAGATTGCCGAACTCTACAACCTCCCGAGCTTCATCAAGGAACCCGGGCTTGATGAAGAGTAAGCTCACTCCTCGGCGACGGGTGTCATGGGAATGTATGCATTGCCGGTCAGAACCGCCTTGGAATACGCCATCGCAACCACAAAGTGAATATGAGGCCAATCGAGTGCCTCAATCTCATTCACCTTGACCTTCATGGGATTGGCCTGAATCTCCTTGACGAGCTGTTGATGCTTGTCAGGAGTACCCAACGTCTCTGCCATGATTGTCATCTTCTGGAGCCACGTGACGTGTGCCTTATCAGATGGAACAAACGCCTTGATGAACTTTGCAGTAATAGTCTCGGCCATTTTACTTACCAGACAACGCAGACTTTAAGTCATGTCGTTCTTGACCATGCACTTGACGAGCTCCGGAAAAGTACACGTAGGTGTCCATCCAGTTGCGAGATGAAACTTGGACGAGTCGCCGATGAGCACATCAACCTCGGCCGGTCGGTAAAATGCCGGATCGACAATCACCATCGGCTCCCCCGTGAGAATGTTCCGACCAATCTCCTTCTCGGTCGTGCCCTCCCACTCGATGGCAATGCCAGAACACTTGAACGCCTCCTCGATAAACTCGCGAACCGAGTGCGTCTCGCCACTCGACACCACATAGTCGATAGGCTCGGACTGCTGAAGCATGCGCCACATCGCCTCGACATAGTCGCGTGCGTGACCCCAATCACGCTTTGCATCCAGGTTCCCAAGCCGGATCGGAAACTTGTGCTCTCCGATCGCCTTGGTAATCTTACGCGTCACAAACTCCTCACCGCGACGCTCAGACTCGTGGTTGAACAGAATACCCGTACACGCAAACATGTCGTACGACTCGCGGTAGTTTTTCGTGATCCAGTAGGCGTACACCTTGGACACGCCGTACGGACTCCGAGGCCAAAACGGCGTCGTCTCCGTCTGTGGCGTCTCCTGAACCTTGCCAAACATCTCGGACGTCCCCGCCTGGTAGAATCGGAACCGAGCGTCGTTTGTCTGACGAATCGCCTCGAGCCAACGAAGCGTCCCGAGCGAGTTGACGTTTGCGGACCACTCGGGCTGTTCAAACGACACCTTGACGTGTGACTGAGCCGCCAGGTTGTACACCTCGATCCGATCCCACACAACCATGTCGGAAATCTCCTTGATGAGCATCGAGACTCGCATCGAGTCAGTCATGTCCCCCTTGACGAGTCGAAAGTTTGGGTGCGTCAACACCTCATTAGACAGACGTCCCATTTTCGTCTCGCTCGAGTAGCGTGCAAATCCATACACGATATAGCCCTTTGCGAGCAGGAGCTCGGCAAGGTACGAACCATCTTGACCCGCGACACCCGTAATGATAGCCGCAAGCATCTCTCTTAAAGTGTCTTCAAGCCTTTAACACCTGCCATGAGATCGGCAACTTTGAGCGCCGTGTATGCGAACGGCTCGATCGGGGGTTCGTCATCCTCGATGAACAGCGGCTCATCCTCGATATACGGCATGTATCGAGGGACCACGGGCTGAACCCGGGGCGTAAATATGAGCACGAGCATATAAATGAAGCGGAGCTTCTGCCAGTACGTCATCTTGAGGGGTATGCTACAGAGATCCCATAGCGCTTTCATCATCTAAACTTTTACAACCTTTTTTGTTTATGTGGGACAACGAGGGCACTCGGTTTTTGCGTGAAGTGATTCTGCCCCGACTCGATGCACACGAGGCTGAACTCAAGGAGCTCCGAGCCGTCACATGGCCCGTGTGTCAAGGCTTACTCGACGACAAGATGCCGTTCAAAAATGTCGAACGAAAGCGCAAGTTTCTACGCTGGCTCGACATTGACGAGATTCGAAACCTCTTGCGACTCAAGGCGCGCTGGTGTGGCGTAGACGCCGTGTCGTGCGACGAGGAACTGCGCATGATTACTGTCGTTTCTTGATGACAAATATACCTATCCCGTTCCAAAACCCGGATGATACTGATTCCATCCCCTCTGGATAGGTCACCTCGGACGTTTGAATGATGTGGGCATTCACGTCGCGGAGTGCATCCATCGTGCCCCGTTTTACATCTGTCATGCTCCAATCGTCAATCATGATGATTGCATCATCGGCAAGTGCATCCCATGCATATGTAATCGCCTTGTATTGATCTTCGTAGGCGTGTGCACCGTCATACAGATAAATGTCGATCGGGGCTTTGAGCGGTACCGTGAAGAAATCAGCCTCAATCACGTCAACACCCTTAATGTCGAACGTTTCCATATTCTTCAAAAAATCACCCCGTGGGTCGATATCATGTGGCAGTTTCGTGACGGGATCGAGCTCGAATGACGTGTTAAACTCCGACCAGTTATCAACGACGGTTGCATGCGTCGTGTCTCCATTCATGTACATGGCTGAGACGAGTGACGAACCTTTCCATGTACCAACCTCGAGATACTCCGTCTTGCGACCGGGTGTCTCGAGCGAACACAAGTTGTTGTAAAAGTGACGGGTCAACGCACCTGTCATGCCTTCGAGCTTGAGTATCGGGATTGTGAGTCTGCTCGAGTCGAGTTTGGAGAGACACTCAATGACGTGTCTCGTCAAACGCGTATCTTCATGCGTCGTTCGTGTCAGGTAGGGCAAAAACGCGTCTTTTAACATCTCTTGGCGAATCTGATCAAACATACTGTCGAAAAGACGTCTCGTATCCTTAAACTGATTCCCATCCGGGCGGCATAACTGTATCGGCCGGTGTCAGAATGAGCTTTGTGTGTCCGTCGTGGTGGTACCCCTCTTCGATGAAACGCTCGTAATCGCTCAGGGTTTGGTGTTCGTGCCGACCCGGATCCTTGGCGTGTGCATACGTGTGAAGCTTCGTGTCGATGTGCTTGGCATCGCCAAAGCTGCTGAGGTGCCACCCGGCATATGGCACGTGTGGGAACCGCCACCGGTGGTCACGAAAGAAATTGGGTCCGAGAGCCCGATACTCATTTGCGTGGGTCATCACCGTACCGAACCACGGCTCACCCGTGAATGTGTACTTGAACGAGTACTCAAACATGTGCATGTGACACGTCGTCGTACGACCCTTGATCATTTTTGCCACGCTCATGTTTGGAATCTCATCCACGTCAGAGATCATCACGAGTGCATCGTCGGGCACACCATCAAGTCCATCAAGCGACCGGTGTCGCTGGTACTTTTCGCGCGACCACGGATTCTCGTCGGTTGGCATGTTCCGAGCGACGACATGGACAATCTTATGGGCCCACTTGGCGTACCGCGCCTTGTTCTGCTCGTAGATGAGTTCCTTGGGCGTTCCGGCATGGGTCACCTCTGACTCGACGAGCACGAACCGATCAACGTGGGGGTCAAGCAGTGAAAGTCGAAACTCGAGAACATCGAGCTCATTGTAGAACATAAAGCAGTCGACCAACATAAAGGACATGCGTGCCACGGTTTTATATGACAGTCGGTATTCTGACACACATGGGACTCGGCGATCATCTCATATGTAACGGTCTGGTTCGTCACTTTGCGAATGTCCACCCGCACATCACGGTTTACGCAAAGCACCACAACGTCCCGAGCGTCAAGATGATGTATCGAGACCTTCAAAATGTCGCGGTGGTTGGGGTCCACGACGATCACGACGCATGGCAGAAACAAGCACCCCTGACAATCAGAACAGGCATATTCCTCGGACCAGATTGGAACGTGACCAAGTGTTTTTGCTATTCGTTCTACGTGAATGCCGGACTCGATCGATCACTCATGCACACGGGGTTCCGCATCGAGCGAAATCGTGAGAGCGAAGAGGCGTTCTATACCAAAGTCACCAAGCATATAGGGACCGACAAGTATATCGTGCTTCACGAGGATCCGAGTCGATTCACCACCATCGTCGGTGTCGACGAGTCGTGTCCAGTCATTCGAATTTGTCGAGGCTACTTTCCGATCGGGTCCGACTCAATATTTGATTACTGTACGCTGATCGAGCGCGCCCACGAGTTTCACTGCTACGACGGATGTTTCTCGATGATGACTGAACTGCTTCAGCTTCGAACAAAGGAGGCGTCCTTTTTACACAGGTACGTCCGGGAGAATAACGACCCAAACACGGAGGAGTTTGTGCGTTTTACCATTGTCAGATAAACCTGCTACGACAGTAGGAATGATGGAGCAGGTGTGCATCCTCGCAGCAGGTTCAGGCACTCGCCTTTATCCATTGACACACCACGTGCCGAAACATCTCATCGAAATCAGAGGCAGGCCACTCATCCATCACATTGTAGACTATTGGCGTCGGCACTGCACTAAGTTTAACGTCATTGTCAATCCGTGTCACGTCAACCTGACGCGCGTATACATGAGTCGCATCAAGGGGATCACGTGCAATGTGCTTCCGTGCGACAACAAGGCTGGTACGGCTGATGCGCTCGACGATACGCTCATCGAACACCGATCGCTCAACACGCTCTTCACGTGGTGTGATTTATACCCCACGTCCGACATTTCACTCCCCGACACGAAAAACACAGTCGTGTTCACGTGTGCCAAGAACAATGCACGGTACACCATCCAAGATGGAGAAATCAAACTGATAGGGGGTGGCGGAAACGTCATCGGTATCTACTACGTCCCGGACTACCAGGGGTTTCCTCGTCTCCCAGGTCGGATCGACGTGTGTGACACGCTCGCACCACCCCTGACTTCCTACGAGATTGACGTGATTGACGTTGGTGACATTCCCAAATACCTTGACGACTACGCATCAAGTATCCACTGTCGATCGTTCAATCGCGTCGAACGTCGAGGCGACGTGATGGTCAAAACGGCACTCACCGAGTACGGTCGTGACATTCTTGCATGCGAGTACGGCCTCTACAAACACGTCGGGGATCATCACGCGTTTCCGCGCGTCGTCTCTATGGCTGGGGATACGCTCGTGACAGAGTATCTCGACGGCTACGTGCCACTGTACACACGACCGTCCATGCGCTTCCGAGCCTACAAGACGCTGGAGGATATCCATCGGCTTGAGACTGTTCCCGTGACGCGCCAAAAGTTTACCGAAGAGCTTTTGAGCGAGACGGTTTTCAAGATTTATACGCGACGTGCCAAAATTGAAGACATACTCGAACACGTCCCAAAGAGACTCATCGTCAATGGTGTTCGAATCATCTCGTTCGACGAGGCAATGTCCCGTCTGCGTCGGATCATCGAGGCGTATGTTCCACCCGAATCTACATTTCATGTCATTCACGGCGATCCCAACTTTGGGAATATCCTCGTGACGGACGACGACGTCAAATGTATCGATCCTCGTGGGTTTTTTGGATCTCAGAAGGTGTACGGCCCGAAAGAGTACGACTTGGCCAAGTTTTTTTACGGACTCAGTGGCTATGACGCCTTCCACAACGACCCGATGTTCACATACAAGTTGTCGGACGATGACATCACCTTTGATATTCAGCCAATCGACATGTCACAGTTTGTCCCGGGGGAGATTCGAACCACCTTGATGGTATCGCTTTGGCTCGCCCTCCCCCAATACCTCGAGACCAACTTTACCAAACTCACGGCGAGCTATTTCCACAGTCTCTACTTGGCGACGCTCTTCTTGCCGAGTTCACCGCCCGGGTGATTCCTCTGAAACTTGGCCACCGTGAGACCCTGTGACTCGGCAATCGTCACGCCGAGAATGTCGAGCAGGGCCATGAACACCATGGACGAGGTGGTTGGTGCCATGTTGATCGAATCAATCTCATGGACACTGTGCGCCACCTGGAAGGTATAGTCGACACACAGCGTTCCACCAGGTTTGATTGTAAAGCCCACCTGAGTCACATCCGGGAATTCTTTTTTTACATAGCTCGAACACTGTACGAGTTCAGACGTCCTCCCCGAGTTTGAGATGTACATGATGACATCTCCAGGTCGAAGGATACCAAACCCACCATGGGACGCATCGAGGATGTTCAGGAAATGACACGGGATACCGAGACTTTGCCATGTCGAGACGCTCTTCTCACACACGTACCCACACTTACCGATTCCGGACAAGTAGACGTTCCCGGTACACTTGGTCACGATGGGCATCACACCATCGAGCGTCGAACGAATGGTATGCTTCAACGACTCGAGGCCTTCGTGATACTTTTCAAACATCGTTCCGACGGGATCGTTCGCCGGCCAGAGTTTATACGCCAGTGCACCCGAGCGCACAAGTGCGACGTAGCCCTTGTAGCTGTCTTCATACCCAATGACGCGACGACACTGCGGAAAGTGCCGAATGGCGCGTATATACGCATCGGGATGGGGCTTGTGTCTTTGGCACTCGTCGCGCGTAATTGTCAGATCGGCATCTTTGAGCACGGGCAAAATGTCCATAATGCGTGTCAAAGTTTCGCGATCAGAGTGCGTCACGATACATTTTGGGTGGGGTGTGTTTTCCCACACGCTTTGCATACCAGGCATGAATTCCAACCCTTCGATGAGTTGGAGGAAAATTGCCTTTTTACGCGCATACACCACGGGATCACTTGTCATGTCAGTGTCGCACCGAGTGTACTCGTCGAACGAAATTTCACAAACGCCGGCGCGCATATACGCCTCATAGTGGAACCCCTCACTTTTCACGAGTGTCCCATCAAGATCGAAACAGTGAAGATCCGTCATACAGGAGATGGCGCTCTTGACTTTAGTTCTGGACAATCTCCCAAGGCACACCACCATATTGTGCCGCCATATAGCCAAAGGTGGACATCCCCGGACAGCTCGGAAAGTTGCCACCGGTCACAAAGACTCGCGGACACATGCTCAGCAGAAAGAAATCAACAAAGACGTTCCGGCGATCCTTTGTCGGTGCGGCGGGGCATGCACCGTGTACAACCGCAATCGTCGTGTCGAGCGTCCGGGCACCGTAAAACTCACGCTTCGTCTCGGGTGAATCGCTCGCCAGAAACACGGGGCCGAACGACTCGGCGATCGACTTGAATCGTGCGACCGCCGCGTCATTGGCAAACGTGTCACTGTCCACCTCGACAATGACCCGACTGTCCTTTGCGGATGCGCCGCGCCGAACGTGAAGGCCGGACGAGACTCCTTTGACGATCGAGGCGTGCTCCTTGAGCACCTCCTTGAGTTCGGCGGACGGCTCGATGAGGTTTCGAATCGTCGCGTGAACATCCTTGATTGTCCCCGGGTTGATGAAGATTTTCGGTTCGTAGACACTCTTGATGCCGTCGAGGCTCGTCGTCGGAAACTTGAAGTTGAGCCAACGTCCCATCTCATAGTCGGCAATCGAGTCGTGCACCACACCGTCCAGTACGAACCGATCCTTGTAAAAGTCGGTCAGGTAGATGAGCGTGTTTGCGAGTCCGTGACCCGTACGAGGATACATGATTGTCATCTTGGTCCGGTACTCTTCCATCAGGTCATGAAACTTGTACTTCGTCAGCGTGCCAAAGGTCTCGACATACTGGCGCCAATCGCCGGTACACTGACCGGTGGTTGAATCGCCACCCACGCCGATCGACGTCTGATGTGCGACATAACGCAAATACAGGGGCTTGCCCATGCTCATGAGATATCCATGCTGAGCCATGTCGATGCTGTAGTCAAAGTTTGCCTCGGACGAGTATTCGTCGGCAAACTCCTTCGTGACCCAGAATGCCTCACAGCCACCGGGATTGTTGATTGCGATTGTCTGTACGGCATCAGGCTTGACATTTTGCTGAAACGAAGGGTCGAGCACGTGGACACCGGCGCCAAGACGTAAGAGACCGACGTCGCGCGGAAATGTTGTCGGGTCAAGCTTGTCAAACTCGGGGTCGAGCACGACATCATCCTCGAAGATGATTGCGCTCTCATACCCCTTGTCGACAATGTCACGCATGATCCAATACTGCTTGACGGCACTCGCCATCTGACCGAGCGGCATGGGCGACTTGGTCTTCGCCTTGACCCACTTACAAAAGTGATCATCCTTGTTCAGGCCCTCGACCCATGTCACGTCGTCGATTGAAATACCGCGCTCGACAAACTGGGCGCGAAGGTTTATTTTACGCTCAGGGCGTTTCGGATAGTGAATAACATAGTACTTCATTTTCTGTTCGGCGCACGTCCTCTCTAAAGCACGTCACGAGCTGCGACATGTGACTTGTTTTTTTTCCAAGTCAATTGTAATATATGAGTAAATTCGGTTCTCTGGATGAACTGGCTGGCTTGGGAGGTGCCGCTGCTAAAAGCTCAGACGAGCTTCTTGCGCTCGCCCGAGCGTCGGCCAGGTCGGCAGATGAGTTTGCGGCGTTGGCCGATGCCATCAGGGTGGCGAAGAATGTAGACGCGAGTGTTATTAATGCAGCAAAAACAGGTTTCAAGGTGAATCCTGGATCCGCATGGGCGAAGGCTGCAGGCCTTGGCGATAATGCTCTTGGTGGCGCCAGGGGTGCAGGGAAGGGAGCCGATGATCTTCTTGGTGGCGCCAAGGCTGGAGGGAAGGGAGCTGATGATGCTCTTGGTGGCGCCAAGGCTGGAGCGAAAGGAGCTGATGATGTCGGAGACGTCGCGAAGGTTGCGGGTGACGCAGATGGCGTTCTGGCATGGGCCAAGAAGAATCCCGGAAAGGCTCTCGCGGGTGCAGGTGCAAGCGCTGCTGCATTGTACGCTGCGAACTCGTACATGCAAAATAATGGAAAGAAGGTTGGTATTACCAAAATTGAGGCGGCTTCAGAGGGCGGTGTGCTCGGTGTTGGAGCGACGAACATTGCTAAAATCACATTCACACCCGACATGGAGGCAATCAAATCCGACACGTTGAAAATAGAGGGGACAGATTGCGTCCCACCCATAGATGGCGCGAGTGTGGCGATTTTCAAAATATATTCCAGTACCGTTATTGGCGTCAAAGTCGAGAAGAAATTGACAACCCCGGGTACGAAAGGAAATATGACGTTGACCACTTCAGTGGCTGGACGGGCGGGAGCTGCAGTAGGCGGTGCAGCAGGTGCGGCGGGGTCTGCAGCAGGAACTGCAGCAGGCGCCGCAGCAGGTGGCCTTGCTGGAGGTCTGGGTCTGGGTGGGAGCAATGCTGCAATGTGGATCGGAATCATCCTTCTATGCTTGTTCGTCGGATTCATAATCTTCAAGTTTATTTTGTAGATCAATACTAATGAAGTTCACGACCAGAGACTTGGTGCTAGGCGTCGTTGTTATTGTTATTGTGGCCCTGTTCTTCCTTTGGCGCAGCGTGTCGAACTATGAGGATGTCACATTTCCCAGTGATCTGGGTGAGATGGAGGCCGAGGCTCTCTTCACGAAGAAATCAACTGAATTTGCTATTGAATTGGACAAGAAGCTCATCGAGCCACAGAAGGAAAATGATATGGCCTTGCTCCAGAAGCTTGGAAACGAGGGCGCCGAGGTCATCAAGAAGCTCCAAGCGGATTATTACGACTATCTCCGTTCAAAGGGTAAGAAGATGATCATGGAATGATCATGGATCAACACCCCTTGGGTCCCTTGCCCAGCGGAATCTTGCGCTTTTTAGGAAACACCTTGTACGAAATACCAAGAGGCTCACGTGAATACGAGAGCTCATTTTTACCGGCCGTGGCGATCACGTCCACCCCACCCCACTGCTTGGCTGCACACGTTCCTTCAACCGTGCGCACCCATCCTGGTCCGTATTCCGAGCACTTCTTGAAGCACTGGGCCCCAACGCGATCCTTGTCTGGTGGACACACACCCATCTTGATCTTTTCTTGAACAAGAGGGCCTCCAGATTTGCGACACAGGTATGGCATTCCCGGGACGTGCTCTTCACCGTCATTGCACTTGGCGTAGCATAGTGAGTCTATTTTATCTGTGTTATCTGGGCACTTTGTCACAATTGCAGCGCACGACACTGCGGAACACTCCGTCTTACAACAGCATTTAGGGAACTTGGGACAAACCGTGTTACATCCACCGCCGCTACACCCGCCGCCAGATGTCGTCATGGCCCGTCCTACTCCAATCTGACGAGTCTTGACGTTGCAAAACAGACCAGAATCCGTGAAACCGTCGGGGCAAATGGACATTGTACCGAGCGTCGTGTTCGTCTTGCGTTGGCACATGCCCGGTGCGCTCTTATAGTACCCGGCCGGGCACCGGTAACACATGCCCTGGATCATCACACCCTGTGCACCAGGTGTGTCCATTGCCTTGGCGGTGTAATCGTCCCATCCCATCGCCTTCTCTTCGGGTGTCGCCTTCTTGCACTCGGGGTAACACAGACCCGATTGGCGCGCCTGGCCGTCGGGACACTTATCCGTCGAGCACATCGTCTGCCCGAGATACGTGGCGCCCACGACCGTTCCAGCCACCGCCGCAGCGCATGCAACGCCGACTGATACGACACACGCGACCCCTGCACCCAGAGCCATACCGACGCCGGCGAGTGCAGCAATCTCAGCGGCCGGCCGAGACCCTGGTGGACAGTCCTCATACTGCTTCGCGTCGTAAAGCTGATTGAGCCCACGGACCATAGTCGTACCGAACATCGTCTCGGCCACCTCTTGACCCTTGGACAATGTGCACTTATTACCAACCCTGTCCCATTGCATGGATTTACCCAGGCAATATGCTTCGTTGATGGTACAAGTGTTCTTAACAGGGTCCCATGGAAACCCGGCGTCGCTTTCCTTGCCCTTGGTTCCTTCACATACGCCACGCATCAGCCCAGAGAGTGGATCCTTGTTGCACACCTGCTTTGTTTGGTCCCACGTGACGTAGTGATCAGTTTTGTTGGTTTCTCCTATAGGCCATTTGAAGCTTCCTTCGCATGCAGCCTTGGTGTCCCATGAACACCATTTGTTGTCGACAATCTTGCCTCCCACTTCAGGGCACAATTTCATCTTGGCGGCTTCCGCCAAGGCTGCAGACTCTACATTCTCAGTTATAAACGCACTGATTTGATCGGATGTTGCGACTCTGCCGGCAGCCACTGCATCCCTGAGTTTTGTAACTAGAGGCGCCATAACTGGGTGAGTCGGATCGTTCATAATCTCATCCACCTTGGCGCCCAATTTTTGATTGAGGGTCGCCGTATCGAGCTTGTCAATAGGTCCCCAAACTATTGGCCACGTTATGACCTGCTCGCCTGCCGCCACGAGTTCCTTGTTTGTGTCATCCAGATACACTTGAATATTCCCCTTGAATTCGTCGCGCATCTTTTCATATTTACCAGCCTCCACCACGCTACAGTACCCACCGCAACAGGCGAGATCAAGTGCGAGCGAAACTATATCAACCGCCATAAGCAATGCTGATATTGGCCCCATGGACACCATTTTAACAAGCATATTACCCGCCTTTGCGGCCATCCAACCCGCCTTACCGGCTGTAGCAGCCGCCCGGGGTCCCACTTTTGCGACGAGTTTGACCGTCTGCTTCTCGGCCGTCGACTTGGCGCCCTTCATCGCCGCAACACGAGCAATCTCGCCCGCGGCCGCCCTCTCTCCGGCCTCCTCGGCTGCTTGCATCGCTGCCTCACGAGCAACCCTCTCGGCCGCTTCCTTGGCGACTGGTTCAGCTATACCAGCGCCAGCCCTGGCAACCGCGTCATCGAGAACTGATTTGGATGCCATCCGTGCCGCCTTTTCAGCTGAAGAGCCTGCAGCCATTTTTAGCGACTTGTCAACCGCCTCTTTACTCGCAAATCCAAGAAACTTCTGGGCAATGTCACGGCCTTGAGAGGAGATGATCTTGGCCGTTTGTTTCAGACCCGTCTGCACTCCAGATTCGGCAATTTCACGTGAAGCGGTTGCGACAAGACTCGCTCCAAACAACAAGACCCAATCTTTAGCCATCCCAAGTGCGAGAGCCTCCACAAGTTTTGGAGCCGCTTTATTGAATTTATCCATCGCGGATCTCTCAGCTGCAGAGACAGGGAGGGTCGGTGCCCGCGGAGCGGCCGGTGGTTTCGGTGCCCCTGGAGCGGCCGGTGGTGTCGGTACACCTGGAGCAGGGGGAGCTGATGGCCCGCCTGGAGCGGCCGGTGGTGTATCGGTTGAGCCTGTTGTCGTCGCGGGCTTCTCAACGTTCGAGGTCAGGGTCACTCTTCCTGTGGCTGGATCCATTGTACCCGACCCACTGTATACAATCACGGCCGTGACGAGGAACAATAACAGTCCTACGAATATCATGAGACCTGACATTTCCCTCTAAAGTTAGTCTAGAAAATAAAGATTTGATCCACGCTAAACCATTTAGTATCAGCCACCATGGTCCGTCCGGGGTTTCTCGTCAACTGTATAGCCGCGGCCCATGTGTTCGTCGTCTCCACGTGAGGCAGCCATCCAATCGAGTTCGCGGTAGCCGTGCTGAAAACAGTCGTGTTCGTACGCCGGCCAGACGTGTCGG